ATGTTGCCGGTACGAGCTACTAAAGTTATGGCAACGAATACTACAGCGACATTGCTAGTTGGTTGCTGGTAGCCGCGAAACTCTGTAAATTACAGACAAGAAAAAGCCCCCTTGGATATGAGTCCTTGGGGGCTTCGTTATTTTACTACTCTTTACATTACTCTACTACGCACCAGTCCTCTGCTAGCATATCAGTCTGAGAACAGAGCCAAGGAACTATCAGCCCATCTGCTGTTTTCATATCTATGTGACCGTGATAGTTAATCTCAGTTCCTGTGGGATATATACCAAGAAGTGGCGGCCTACTAACACGAAAGACTGAGCCGGGAACTAGAAATACAAACATACCTTTTCCATTCCAGCCTTCTCGTGCGACTTTCTTATTGAGTTTCAAGTAAACCAGAGCTTCGCTAAAACTCATACCAGAATTTGGTTTGTACGCCTTATTAAATACAGTCTCTGGAGACCAACTAACATATCCTTGATACTGAGAGGTATTAGCTTTGCCTCCGTCAGTGTACTCTACTAAATAACCAGCGTCTGCTCCATTTTCATCCTTTGGAAGTTCCCAGCCACGAAATAGATTATATTCAGCTCGGGTCATCGGCTTTGCGTTTATTACTTTGGTTCCTATATAAGATTGCATTTGTTTCTCCTAGGTTAAACTACGGGGTACTACACAATAATACTACTACCTTCTCTCTTTGCTACAAGTCGCTTAGTCAGTATCTCGCACAGCTTATTACACTCTTCCTCACTGTATGAGCCATCTAACATAACGTCGCAGTACGCGGCGATTACTGCAAGTTTCACCGCTGGATCAGTGTGCTCTGCCATTTGCGCCATAAGTAACGGGTGCTTTACGACCTCAGAGTTTAAGTCCAGCGCGCGCTGATCGAAGTATTCGAGATATGCCATTAGCAGAACTCCTCAGTCAAAATAATCTCTAGTATCATGGCTTCCCACATAGCATCCCAGAATGCGTCGTGTGGAGCGAGATTAGTAACAGTCCGCTTAGCTTTATTGTAGTGTTCAGTAAACAACTCTTTCACTGTTCTAAAGTCTCGCTCTTTACGGAAATCCCAAGGAATCTCCTGCCCGAAGTGTTGGTAATACGCGCGTAGCAATCCAAGATCAAAGTCATTACTATTTCCCCAGATCAGCAAGTCTTTACCTTTACTTGCAGCTTCTCGCTGAAGTCGCTTCATATAGGAATCAAATGCAGTAAGAGTTTCAGCAACCGAGGCGGTGCCGTTAAACACTCCAATTTTAGTTGCTTCTGACTGCCCACTCCACCATTTTTCTGTTTCTTTATCTGTAGTGAAGCCGAATCCAAGTGAGTCGAGTTTGTTAACTGTAATAATAAAGTTCTCGTAAGAGTCTAGTTTCTCGTGCCAGCAAAAAGCTCTCGCGCCAACTTGTAATATTACTGAGCCCGGCCGCGTACCGAGAGTCTCTAAGTCCACTACTACGTGGATTGCCTGTTTAAATTTAGCATTCTTGATCATATCTATATCTCCACTTCCTCTTTAAGTAACAAGTTAAAATCGACAGTGCTGCCGTCAGTGTCTGCAACTACTTTTCGCTTTGGTAAAAATCCATCCCTCGTCATCTGCACTCTGTCAGCAGTAGCTAAGTTTCTCATTAGCTCCACTAGATCATTGATTTTATCTAAATCCTGTACTACATACTTCCAGAGTTCTTTCACTGAAAGAGCCCTATTACTAGACTCTAGCACTTGCACAATTCGGTGCATTACATCTGAGTGTCTTGACTTTCCAAACTCTCCAAGTGCTTTCGGCATAAGCTGTTCAGTGCGAGTGAGTATTGTGTTTGCATAAAGGACGTCGTCTTCACTAAGTGTCGTAGAAAGGTTACAAGCACTGACAACAAGACAAAGTTTAAGAAGGTGAGTGAAACGACGATTATTGAAACTATCGAATCTGGCATCGTCAATTGTATCTCCTTGTTGATAGATTTTATCTAATAGTGTCTCGGCGCCTCGTGTCATTGAGATTGCGCCAATACACTGTTGTTTGATTTTGTACAAATACTGCACTAATTCAGCGGTCAGTAACTCTGAGGGCGGCGTAGGAAATGTAATTCTTTTTCCTGTTGGTTCTCCGTATATAAGGAGCATCCGCGAAAAGAATCCCTGCCCAAGAATTTCTGGAGGAAAAGCCAATGAAAAGCCGGTAGGAGTAGTGCCGCCAAGGATAGATACTGTGGGATTGTAGATTGCCACAGATCGCCCGGTTTTAATTCTTGATTTGTAAACTCCATTATAATCCCAAAGAGTACCAAGGAGACTAGCAAATTCAATGTTACCATTACCAAAGAAATCACCGAACTCATCCGCTGCAATGAGCATCTGCTTATCTGTCTCATCTGTTCCATAGTTTGATTCTCCGAATAAATTAATAGCGTCGAGAGAAACTGACTTTGCCGCCCGGCCTCCGGAACTCTCTTCTCCTGTATCGCCATTTAAGTCAAGTAAGAATTTCTCTTTTGAAGTCTTGTCTGCCGCAAGAGTAGTGTAGCCAGCAGAGACTAATAAACTCTTCATCAGTTTTATTGCTGTTGACTTACGAGTTCCGGCCACCCCTACTAACATACAATATGTATTCGGGAATAGTTTAAAGTGCCCGTGATTAAACCAGAGATTTCGTTCCAAATATGCAGCGACTCCAGCTATCGCACACCATCGATGATAGAATCGAGGGCACTCAGTATCTGAAGTGTAGTGGAAGTACTGACTAAAGAAGTCATCACGGAAGTTAGAACTTAAATGCAGAGGGCGAATTGCTGCGATCTGCGCGCTACCGGAAGTCATTGGAGACTCCTTACTAATAAGTATCATCAAGGATTGTAGTTATTGTGGTCGGCGCAACTGGCGACTTACTCAGTCTCACTCCACCGAAGTGCTCCTTCACCATCCTTGCCAGCCTTAATAGCAGCAGGAACTGTGAATGTTCTCGTTTTACCATCATACCCTTTTACCGTAACTGGAATCTCCATGCGCTTTCGCACCTCTTCTGCTAAATACTCGTGACCAGTCCTAAACTGAAATAATATTGAGTCGTGTATCTGGGCATTAAGGCGGAAATTACTACTATGTACTGGGCTAAGTGCTAAGTCATAAAATACCCTCATAAAAGCTTTATTCAATGTCATTGCATTTAACGACTGCGGCGAGTGTGCTACATAGGAGTTGAGCGCTCGCTTATCCAAGTCAGGATTACTAAAGCAATAACGTACCCACCCAGATACATGGTAAGGAGAGTCATGTACAGCCGTCGATGTGAGCATTCGCGTGGCTTTGACTTCTGCTTTAACTCCTTCATAGTACACTTTCTGTAGCTCAGGATAGACTTTGTGGAAACAAGCAAGCAAGAACTCTGCAATTTGTTTCGGTGTCCAATAAGGGGGAAGTTTCAGAGCTGCTGCAGCTTTGTAGATATTAACCAATCCCATGGTTTCTACTAGCACATTCGCTCCCATGTTGTAGTTAGCGCCGTGATTCACCCGTTTCGCTAAGTCTCTTAGTACCTTATTAAGAGTCTTACCTTTCTTGCCGGGAACTATCTTGCCGGTTTCGTTGTCGACGTATTCCGCAACGGCATCTTGATAGATAGACTCATAGGAAACTCCGAAGAAAGCGCTAGCATTAACAGAGTGGAAATCTCGTGTTCCGGATACTGCGGAAATAAGTGACTCGCACCCAGCGATATGAGCAGTATCTCTTGATTCAGCCTGTTCAAGATCCACTTCCGCCAGTCTAAAATCGTCGTAAGCAACAAGGGTTTGTTTAACTTCAACTCCTCTAGGAATGTTCTGTCCTTGCAAGCCGCACCAAAAGTGATGCTCTTTACTTGCGAGTCTTCCTGTGTCTGTACCATGAGGATTAAGTGCCCAGAGGATAATTCCATTAAATTCTTTCCCGGGAGTTAAGTAGGTTGAAAGTAGTTTACGTAGCCCGCGAATCTCTAAAACTACATCGACGATACGAGCTATAAGTGGGTGACGAAATGCCGCTTTATTTAAATTCTTTTCATCGGTACTCTGAAGATCGCCACACCCAAGCACTGTAAGTAACTGCTTCATTTGCTTTGGAGAACTTACATTGAATCCGCGCACTCCAAGCATTGTGTCTAGCCGTGCAGATAATGTAGCGACCTGCGCTGTAATCTCTGCGTTAGCTTTCTCCAGTGCCGTCATATCCCGTTTTACGCCTGTCATTTCTGCTAGCAAACAGGCGAAGTTAATTGGGAACTCCTGTAAATAGTTAGTTACTGCCCAACGTGGAGCTTGTAATAACCACTCACACCATACAATCGCAGTAGCAAAAGTATCTCTGCCGTTATATTCAAGTTTCTGACTCTTATCTCCACCTGCCATATCTTTCCAGAAGCGTCCCTCTCTATGAAAGAACGCTGAAAGCATTCCCAAATCCTTGGGGAGTTCTGAGTACCAGCAATGAAACGCCGTAGCCGTGTCACCGAGCCAGTTGTACACAGGTGCATTGTAACGAAGCAAGTACGAGTGATCGTATTTTCCATTCTGTAATACCTTTGGTGCAGGGAGAGAATTAAAACGACGAAGCAATGCTAGGGCAAACTCGGAATCCATTTCCAAAACAATTGTGGAAATCCTAGGCGCTCCATTCGGGCCAGTGCCATCAAGATACACAGCAGTATAAGCAACACTTGTAATAGCGAGATTAACTTGCACTGTCTCGATATCAACTGCGATAAACGACGCATGAGAGAATTCCTCATAGATTGTCTCCGCATTAGAGGCTGTAAGTAATGAGTATGAAAACGCCGGATAAGTATTCCATTCCTGCGGCGCTGAGAGTTTCGAGATATAGCGACGAGCTACAAATTCACCGTATGGAAGTGATACCAGTTGAGGTAATGGATCGAGAATAACTACTTCGATTCCATCACGGCAGAAATAAGAGCCTGCATAGTCATTGATTTTGGCGGAGTCATCGCCAGTAAGCCGCTTGAGCAAGTTAACTTGATCGGTCAGTACGCCTTTAATATTATTCTTCTGGCAGTACAATGAGACTTCAGCCCATGTATTTACAGGGCCAAGCGCGGCAGATAAAGAAGAAGTGTTACAGAGACGCTTTAAGCGGGGGAGGTAATTTTGATCTTCGGAAGTACCAAGAAATAATATCTTATCGCACGCGCGACGAGTGGAGTTACTAGCCATAATGTATCTCGTGACTAGTTTGCCGTGTGCCCGCTGGTACTGCAATGTATTTATTAAACAGTACTAGCACACGGTTGTATTGAGCAATTGAAAGTGGGCCGAAATAATCTGGACGATTGTGGAGGGATTCAATAAAATTCTGATCGTAGGTGCTAGGTAAGCCATCTACTATTGACCAAAGGTCTTGAATCATCTGAGAAGTATCAGCGTATACCATTGGAAGGCGCTCCTACAGATGGTTTATTAGCTTAGCCACGCTGGCTTGAGTTATGTAGCCTGTGTTACCAATTAAATACATTGGCTCATACGTTCCGAATCGTTCGAGAAGCCAAGCATTGAATTTTGCTTTGAATTCAGGAGATACAGCATTGAAATCGTGCGACAGTTGTAACCTCGGCTGCGGTCTTATTAGCGGATGTGGAACGATTTTAATTCCAAAGCATGAGTCCATAGCAAGTCTCCTATAAACTGTAAGCCACTTAAAGCATAATGCCCCAAAGAAATCTGTAACTTCTGACTTCCTTGAGGCATTATAATTTACTGCTTACTGCGGGCTAGTAGCACCGCTACCAGTTAAATGATCTGGAGTGAAACAATGTCCAGATACGACTGAGTCTTCTCTTTGTTCTGGCGAACCTTAGTGCTGATAAGAACCTCAGTACCGGCAGCTTCCTCGATCAGTTGAGTAAGATTACTGTGGCCGAAGTGTGCAGCAAACGGCTTCATAATCTCTTTGAACTTGCCCAGACCAAATTCGTTATCCAGCATGAATGCAACGCTAGCTTCGGTGCCGGCCTCAACTGGCGTATCCTTCGCAGGATCAGTAAGCTCAACAGTTTCTACCATAGTGAACTTAGCTTCAACTGCGGGGTGCTCGCCAATTTGTTTCTTCGCGAATTTAATCAAGGTACGGTGAGCGCCAGCCGGATAAACTTTAAATTCCGGCAAGTCAGGCAGATCGTCCAGAGAAACTGCGAGGATGGAATCGATGTCGGCGGTGTTGGCTGTGTTCATTTGAATCTCCTAAATTAAACGAATGAAATGAATTACTGAATAACTACTGAATTGCCAGAAAGTTTTGCTTCCCTACTGGCAGAGAAGAGACTACACATTACACGAATCGCTGGTTAGTTGTCAACCCCCTCGCACAGATCAGCTACAAGTTTCGCATAGCCAGCAATATCTTGCCACGAATCAGCGTAGTTAGGATCGCCGTTAAGAATGCGCCCGATTTTATGAGCAATCATTTCTAGTGATTCTGCCTGTGCGTAAGTAAGACGCTTCCAGTTCGGAGAATGAATAAATACACACTTCAATTCCTGAGTAATCTGCGCATGTTTCGAGAACTTACCATAACGTGCGCCACGCTCAGATAGAATAGTAGAGAGTGGTGGCGATACTTGTGGAGTGGCTTTATGAATAGCGCCAAATGGAGGTAACATTGAATTGTCGGTTTTCTCAATGTTAGCTTGTCCAGTGACGCCCCCGAGAATTGATGGATTATTAAGAGCGTCAAAAGCCCCTTCTTTGGCGGCGCCATTCCGAGCGGCAATTCTATCTTTGCGATCTTGTACAGCTTGCTTCATTGCAGCCTCAGCTTTGGCAAGAACGCTTGCTGTTTCCATCGGCCCAATAGTTCCAATAAACTTCGACGGAACTTTAACCTCGACTGTTACAATCTGCGATAGTGCTTCACCTAGTGTAGCTTCATGTTTATCTGGGGTAGTCATTATTTAAATACTCCTCGAAGAATTGCTGCTGGTTTAGAAAGAGTGCGAACACGTACTGCTTCACGTACTGCAATTTTTAAGTCGTGCAGTTGGCGACGAATGTAGTATCCTTTGGAATTAAGATACCGCACACAGTATCCCATAGTAGGATGAGCGCGCTGTTTAAGTGGATTCGGTGGATAGTATGCAGACTTCTTTTGCGGCGTAGTAAATGTATCTACCAGTTCGCCGCGAGAGTTATATACTTTGACGCGATTCATAGTTACTCTACTCCTTTCACTGTAAACTTAAATGAGTCTGCCGCATCCAAAAGTTCTAGGTAATGAATCTCTTCAGCAGCAACCCAGAGTTGCATCTTAGTTGCAAGCTCTTCAATAGACTTAATTGGCGTGTTTCCGTCTCCGTATAGGTCTAATGAAGGAACTTCAACCTCAGCTTCAATTGTATACACCAGTTTCATATCTATTACCTATTTCCCTTCTGCTAGTTTCCTAGCTTTGAGTTGCTCCAGTAAATTATCAGTTGCTTTTTGAGCCGGAGTTGTAGCTACTGGAGCGGCCGCTACTTCCGGTGAGTTCTCAAATATATCTAACAATGTGGGAGAAGCTTTCCCTTCTAGCACAACATCGGTGCGACTACCAGTAAGCACATTGTTCGCATAGGTGGTACTGGAGGCAAAGTTATGCTTCTTATTTTTGACCTCGCAATACACCACGTGATCGAAATACTTAGCGGTATTTCTGGAAAACGCCGTAGTGCCACACACAGGTACCAGTTTCTTTTTGCTATCTTCGAGCTCTGTCTCAACGACGTGAGTGATGCATACAATGTTGTATTTCGCTTGCTGAACTTGAGATAGAAATTTATCAAGCAACTGACCTTGGTTCCGGTAATCAGTCCATTCCGGCTTATATGTATCATCTTGAGTCCGAGTTAAATGGTTCATTGCGGAGTTCGAGAGTTGCGTAAGCGAGTCAACAATTACAATTGTATCCTCGTCCAGCGCATTAAGTTCCACGACCGAGAAACTTGCAGCCTCTTTGCGGCATACCGGGCAATTAACTTTACCATGCGTGTCACAGATTTCAACTCGATTCCCTGTAACTACTTTAAGCATTGTCTCAATTGCGATTGGAAATACTTTAGTATCAGGAATCGAGATAAGTTCGATGCGCTCTTGCCACTCGCGAGGAAGTTTCATCATGGTTTCGTAACCGTTTTCAAGGTCAATGACTACGAGTTTAAATTTCTCAGCGAGGCGAGCAGCAAGTTCAGTCTTACCAGATTTAGGTTCGCCGTACACTAGAACTCGGTGAGTACGGGATTTATGCTTATCGGTTAGTTTCACAGTTACACCTCATTTAAGTTAGCAAATTCTTTGTGGTACTTAATAGCCGCTTTATTGTACTCTTCAGCAGCTCGCTCTTTTGTACTAAACGTGCCTAAGTAGATGGCCCTATGATCAACCATTATCTTCGCCATCCAGCTCAATCCATTCTTGTATACGCCTTTGTACCCTGAGGTATTATTCTTTTGTTTTGGTGAGTTCTGCATATTTTGCGCTTGGCTACACATACGTAAGTTACTTTTTCGGTTGTCTAAAATATCGCCGTTGATATGGTCTACTTGGAGGTGTTTAGGGCAGTTCATAAGAAATCTATGAAGCTTAACTACTCGTTTATTTACAGTCAGACTTACATAGTATCCTCTTGGGATGTAACAACGAGCGCGTAAATGCTCGTCTTCAGGGTCAAGTTTTAGTTTCATTTAGAGTAAATCTCCTACAGTAATTTATCAGTTATGCGACTAAGTGCATATGATAGTTTCGCGTTTGCCAGCGCTAAATCCGCTACTGCGCGCGAGATCTCTATAATTCCAAGCTGCCGTTTAGCCAGTAATTCTTTCTGAACCTCCTCTTTTCCTTTGATGAGCCCTGCATTATAGCTAAATTCTCGCATATCTCGTATAGTTTCTTTTCGAGCGTCACAGTAAATCTCCTTTCCTGAGCTGTGTCTCAATTAAATCACCGATAGAAACTTCTATCTGGTACTGTGATTCTTTGTGCTCTAGTTTCGCCAGCGATGCCTCAGTTAGCGGTACTACTAGATGCTCTGTTGCAAGTGTGCAAGTTTGAAAATACTCACACTCTCTGAAAAAGCTGTAGCAACTTTCGCCATGCATCGGATACACGCCAGCTTTTTCATACAGTTTAATTGTATCTACATCTAGCAGTAACTCCTGAATCCACAGCGCTCGTTGAAGATATGACTTAGTGAAACTGTACTGCTCGTAAGTCATACCTTTAGTGAGATATATTAGATACAGAACTTCATAACTACTGAGATCAGGAAACAAGCTATCAAGAACCACACTATAACCAATAGCCTGAGCTGAGTTTTTATACATCGCTGGATGTAGATTGGTAGTGGAAGACGTTTTACACTCGAGTACCATGATCTTACCAGTATTTCGATTGCGCAAAACAGCGTCAACAAACCCGCGATAATAATAACCATCAGGCAAACTGATACGGAAGGAAAGTTCAGTTGCAGGTTTACCATCGACATACACTAACTCCCACTCGTTAAGAAAGCCACAGTTACGAAGTGCGATAAATGATCTAATTGCACCCATCGCAAGCCAGAAAGATTTGTTTTGTTTTGGATTCTCCGCAAAGAGGTCTTGTTGCCAAGTAGTAAACATGGCGAAATAAACTTCTTGCTCTGGCCGCCCTTCAAATACATACTGAATTCCGAGTCCAACTACATGGCCGAAGTCGAATGTAACTCCAGACTCTATATCATCCTCAGTTGCTTTGTCTGAAAGCTTCTGTAGTTGATATCGTCGCGGGCAAGTATGCAGTAAGCACTGAGAACTGTAAGAAAGATTTTTAATTCTTGGGTCAGTCTCGCCCACAGGAATTACTATTTGTGGGGAATCAAGCGCGGAACCTGCTGAGAACTCTTCAGTTAACGAGTCTAGCAGGGAATCAATATTAGTTAGGTCGGCGGGCATATCAAGTCTTTCTTTAATGTCAGTGCAAATAACTCTTGCCAGATTTTACTTGGATGTTCTCCTAGGTATCTAGCAATCTCTTGCACTTCATACGAATAGAAAAAGCTCGGGATGTTTAATAATTGCATCTCCGAGCGAGAGATTGGAGAGAGCCAAGAAATCAGTAACCTCAGCTCTGCGAAATGATTTAAGTAAAACCTTCGCTCGTGTTGGAGATACAACTTTAATAGACACTCCAGCGGGAACGGAGTTACTGTCTCTGAGCGCGGATTTAGATTTACTGTCAGCGTCTTCGCTTCGTAAATACTGCTCAGCTCTTGCAACTGCGACGCTAATGTAGATTCCATTCAGTGCCTCATCTACGGATTTACCTGTAAATAACAGAGCGTCAGAGTCAGGAGTGCTAGTGTCCCAGCTAGTGTCGAATTGATCCATGACAGTCCTTTGTCGCTTGTTGGATATAACAGGAAATTATTTGTTTAAGTGTAAGTTCCACCAGTGCTTCGCCTTGTTCCTGTGACTGCGTAGCTTTACGCCAATCTTGCACAAGTGTTTCGCCTTCGTAAGTGGAATCAATACACTCAAGTTTCCAGAAAATAATTCCCGGTTTGTTGTGCTGAATTGCAACTGTAACGATACCCTCAAGAAAAAAGTCCTGATACACCGTAGTATATTCAGGACTAAAAGGGGAGTCGCAAGTTATAGAACCGGCGGCATCAGAGATCATTGACTCCGATCGACTTAATTGATTTGGTTTTAGAGTTTTTAATAGCAACAGTTGCAATCGCTGTGTTGGTTTGACGCGATAGTCCATTGACAATTACTCCGATTTCTTCATCAGTAAGAAGTGTTACATTTTCGGGATAGGACTTGAGAGTCTTATGAATTTCCCGAAGTAACCCTGGAAAGGTAGGATACTGAGCTAACAGAGCAGTATTAAGCTCTGAGATTTTAGCAGAGATTTGTTCAGAAAGATTCAGTGGCGTGCTCACAGCTCAATTCCTTTCTGTCCAATGATCCAGTCAGATGCTTGAATCTGATCACAGTAGTTACCATCTTCTCCAAGAATATCTAGGTGGATTTCTTTAAGTTGCGAGAGTGGGAACCAGTGTGCGGTGCCGGCGTACTTAAACAATATAGCCTTTTCAGACTCACGAATTATTTTACCCGTGAGATAGGTATAAGTATTAGCGACTCGAGTCATTACAGGTATCTCCTTATAAATAAGTGGGTGTGGGCGACGAATTGAATTAGCCGTAGCTTCTTCGAGTAAGACGTAGTATCGACCAATAGATGTAGTCCTACCAGCATTCGCCCACAATTAAAGAGACTGTCTCGCGGCATGGCCTATTCGAGAGTGTAACTCAGTCCCCTTAATTGTAGCCGATCACATAGCGCTACCTATACATCATCCAGTCGCGACCTTATATGTAGTGTGATTCGTAATACATTACCGACTACACTGAATGAAAGTTTCGCCAGTTGTTTATGCTCAGAGAGCTGGAACTTAAATCCGAGATCAATATCTTTCCGCTTAATAACTGCTTTCCTAAGCCGAGCATGTACAGCCGCAGGCGCAGCAACATCTACACTATGGGTTGGACGTACTTTTAATTGCTCCCAGATAAGTTCGTATCGGGAACGAAATGGTTTAGGCATTTTAGTGGAGTCTTTCTAAGTAACTACTCGGAAACAACTTGGCGAACTGTCGGAACTCCAAGTTGCTAACGGCTAGATACTTTGCAATCGGAGAGCGCTGGCCTATATTGCTCCTTGGTGCAATCCAACATACCAGTGCCCTAATATCTAACTACCTGCGCAGGGTTTGATAAGCGTCTCATAACTATCGGAACCAGCCGCCGCGATTAACTTCACTATGAGATATTACTATGTTCGCGCCACACGCTTTACTTTAAGAGACTAGCAGTCTCAATATTGCGGCCCAGAGGTATTAGTTCCGGGCCGCAAGGGTTGAAACAACTACCGACTACGCCAGCAGCTTACAGATTAGCCAACAGTGCGGCATCATCCAGCTTGAGGCAAGCTTCAGCCTTCTCAGTCAAGAAACTAATGCAATCAGTGAATTGCTCAGCACTCGGCGAAGAGCTAGCATAGATTGCCAATTGATCCTTAAGTACAGTGAGAACCGGCTTGTTAGTTTTAACTTGCTGGAACTTGTTAAGGAAAATCTTGACAGCATTTGCGACTTGTTCCGGAGTCTTGCCAGTAACAGACGGCATAATCGCGGCATAATCTTTGCCGAAATCTTCCCACTGTTCTTTAGCAATACCACCGCCGCGACGCTCAGCTTTCGGCAACGAAGCGATAACAGCCCAAGCAAGTTGATCATACGGGAAATTCGCGGCATTAATATCTTCGCGCTCATTAACAATTTCCCGCGCACGTTCAAGCTGAATATTGCGGCAAGCTTCGACAACAAGTTCCAGTCCCTTGTCACCTTCACGAAGAGCTTTAACTACGCCTTCGACAGTAATAAGAGGAAGTTCGAGTTCAACTGTCGGGCGCTTGGTTTCAACTTCAAGGCCAGTTGCTTCATCTTTCGTAACAACCTTGCGGAAGTTAAACTTAGTTGCAACCTTATCAACAGTGTTATCGAAGTTAGCTTCGACTGTGGGTTCATTGGCTTGTGCGGTTTCAGGTGCGTTCATTTGTAAATCTCCTAGGATTGAAGTGCAATTGAATTGCGGTTAAGTGGAAAGGTTTTAAACAGACCTTGCCTAACTGTTGGAACCATTGTGACATACGGCTGAGAGGCTGTCAAGAGGGTGCAGGATTTAAGTTATTTGGGAATCCCTATGTTTAGTTAGGTTAAACCGTGGATCCTGTCTCGCTGATAACTCCAGATAACGCTCTCGTAGTTTATTCAGTCTGCTGCGCGAGTTATCGTGTACACTTTCGGCCGTAGTATTTCTACCGTCTGTTGCTTTAGCTCGGCAGTACAGATTGTATATACCTAGTAGTATCTCACACTCAGTGCGAGTATTAATTAGTGCAGGGGTGAGAATTTTAGTAGCAAGTCGGGTTGCCTCTGACAGATCACATTCGACTTGCTCCCAGATAAAAGACTCTAATGCGCGATGAGTTACACTAATTGCGGGCATAATTACCTCCATCAGATTCAACTTTACCTTTAAAATATAGACTATTTTTGCGGCGTAAAAGTACCTCGTGCTTCTTGTAATCCTTTGAAGTATTCGGCCTTCTCTAGTAATGTCGAACCTTTAATTCTCTGTGACTGCACACCGCGCAC